TAAAAGTAGGCAGTTCAGTAGGTTCAGTAAAAAGTTTAAAAGCAGAATTACGAGCAGTAACAAATGAACTTGGAAGTCTTGAACAAGGGAGTGAAGCCTTTATAAAAGCAGCACAAAAAGCAGGAGAGTTAAAGGATAGAATTGGCGACATAAAAAACACTGTAAACGCATTTAATCCTGAAGCAAAGTTTCAAGCATTAGCAGGTGCAGTAGGTATAGCAGCAAATGGCTTTAGTGCAATGCAAGGTGCAATGGCTTTAATGGGTAGTGAGAATGAAGACCTAAATAAAACTATTGCTCAAACACAAGGTGCAATTGCATTAGCTACTGGCTTAAATGGATTGCTTGGAATGAAAGATGCATTTATTCTTTTAAGGACTACTTCTATTGCTACGTTTGCATCAATTAAGGCAAGTATAATGGCAACAGGTTTAGGTGGTTTAATTATAGCACTTGCAGCAGTTGCTACGGCATTTTACGCAATGGCAACAGCATCCGAAGCATCAGCAAAAAGACAAATTGCAGCTATTAATGAAACACAAGATAAATTAAATGAGCAATATGATTTAGAAATAGCAATAGCAAAGGCAGCAGGAAAAAATACAGCAGAATTAGAACGTGGTAAAATTGAAGATAAAAGAAATTCAGCAAGGGAAGCAGTAAGAATAAGTCAAGAGCAGTTAGATAAACAACTATGGATTAATGATGATGAACAAAAAGCACATGATGAATTAGTAAAAAGTAAAAAAGCTATTGACAATGAATATTTAATTTTTGAAGCAGGTGTAACAAAAACAAGACTTGATAAAGAAAGTAAATATTATGAAGACAAAAAAACAAAAGATAAAGATGCAAATGATAAAGCTAAAGCAGAAAGAAAAAGAATTGACGATTGGAACAAAGAACAAGACCAATTAAAATTAAAAGTTGAAGAAGGTAATAGGGAGGCAGATAAAGCAATTGAAGAGGTAATAGCTTTTAATAAAGAAGAGCAAAGGAAAGAAGATGAGAAATTACTTGAAGATAAAAGAAAAAGAGCAGCACAACAAGTTCAAGTAAAACAAGAACAGGCAGCAGCCGAAAAAGAAATAGATAAAGAAGTTACCCAAGCAAAAATATTAGAATTAGATGCGTATGCAAATGTTTTAAATCAAGCTGGTGGGTTATTAGGTAAAAGTACGGTAGAGGGAAAAGCACTTGCAATAGCATCAGCAACTATTTCAACTTATACAGCTATATCTAAAACATTGTCAGCATTTGCAGGAGTGCCTATTCCGGGTTATGCAATAGCACAAGCAATAGCAACAGGAGTGGCAGGTTTTGCTGCTGTTAAAAATATTATTGATACACCAATACCAAATACAAGTGGTGGCGGTGGCGGTGTAGCACCAACAGCACCAAGAATTCCACAGTCAATAAATGGAACTATGTTAAATCAAAATAAACCTTTAACAACTACAAGTGTTGGCGGTGCAGTTCAAAAGGTAATAGTAACTGAAACTGACATAACTGAAAGTCAAAATAAAGTTAAAGGAATTATACGCAAAGCAACTATCAAATAGTTCTAAAAAGCAAATACTAAAATAATTTATATTTATTAAAGAATGGACAAATTACCTATTTACAGATTCATAGTATTAGAAGACGACGAAGCGCAATTAGAAGCAGTTGCTTTTGTTGATTCTCCTGCAATAGAAATGAACTGGCAAGCATTTAGCAGCAAACAATATTCATTTAAAGCAGATGCAGAAAAAAGGATAATTTCAGGACCGTTAATGGTTGCTGAATTACCTATTTACAGACGTGATGAAAGTGGTGAGTATTATGGTGTATTTCAAAAAGAAGACATTTACAATTTAAGAAATAAGTTCTTTAAGCAAGGTAAATCAAATCTTGTAAACGAGATGCACAACAGCAATAAAATGATTGAGGGTGTGTATATGATTGAATCGTTTTTAATTGATGAAGCAAGAGGTATAAACGCACCGACAGGATATAATTTAACAGACGGTAGTTGGTTTGGTTCTTACAAAATAGATAACGATGAAGTTTGGAATGATTTTATAAAGTCAGGCGAATTTAAAGGTTTTAGTGTTGAGGGAATATTTAACACAGTAAAGATAGCTGACAAGCCACAAGGAATAATAGAAGAAATAATTAATATAATCAAAAACATAAATGAATAAATCTAAACTAACTGCCAAAGAAGCTATAATGCAAATTGGCAATTTATTGAAAATGGATTTTGCCAAAGTTGAAAAATTCAACAGCGCAAAATTAGCAGACGGAACAGAGGTAATGTGGGATGGTGAATTATCTGAAGGAACTGCAATCATGGTAGTTGCTGAAGACGGAAACCAAATGCCTGCACCTGATGCTGCACACGAATTAGAAGATGGAACAATTGTAACCACAGTTGGTGGATTAGTAACATCAATCGAACCTAAAAAAGAAGTTGAAGTTGAAGTTGAATTAGCAGTAGCACCTGACATGAGCAAATTAGAAGAAAGAATCATGGCATGTGAGGCAAAGATGACAGCAATGGAAACAAAGATGTCTGAAATGTTTAGTGCAGTAGAAAGCAAGTTTGCAATTGTTAACGAAAGTAATGTAAGCAAATTTGATGAAATCAGTAAAATAGTAGAAGAAATTGCAGCAGAGCCAATAGTAGTAGCAGCAAAACCAAGTAACTCTACTTTCAGTAAAAAAGAACGTGCAATGACAACTGTTGAACGTATCGCAGAATTCAAAAAATTATCAAACAAATAACTAAAAACAAAAAACAAACAAAATGGCATTTAACGTAACAGCCCTTGCGGCATACACAAAAACCAACGAAAACATGTTGTTACATCGTTCGTTCTTCGAACCTAAAACAGCATCAAGAATGCAAATCTTAACTGGTGTAAAATCTACAATCCAAGTTCCTGCATTATCAGACACTTTAATATGGCAAAATGGTGACGCTTGTGGCTTTTCAGCATCAGGTGACACAACTATTTCTGCTCGTGTATTAACAGTAGGTAGAATCAAAGTAAACAAAGAATGGTGTGTTAACGATTTAGAAACTAAATACACTCAATTATTGTTATCTCCGGGTTCTAATTATGATGCTTTACCGGGTGGTATTGATGCAGCATTCGTAGAAACTATTTTAGGTACAACTAAAGAAAACGTAGAAACTGCAATTTGGCAAGGTGATACTAATTCTTGGAATTCTCAATTGAAGCAATTTGATGGATTAGTAAAGATTATCAATGCAGCAAGTGGAACAGTTCAAGCTAATGCATCAGCATTTACAGGAATTGCAACAGTAACAGCAATCACAGCAGCAAACATTTTATCAATTGTTCAAGGTATCTACGCAGCAATTCCTGTTGAGATATTAGACAAACCTGATTTGAATGTTTACATGGGTGTAGGTAACTTTAGATTATACCAAACTGCTTTAATCAATGCAAACCTTTACAACTTCATTCCTACTGATAACGCATTAGGACAAATGAAAATTCATGGTACTAACGTGAACATTGTTTCAACTCCGGGCTTAACAGGAACTAACGCAATCTATGCATTAAGAGATTCAAATATGTTCTTAGGTGTGGATTTAGAAAACGAACAAGAAGCATTTAAATTCTGGTATTCAGAAGATTTTGACTTGGTACGTTTCAAATACAGAACTAAACTTGGTGTTCAAGTTTCACAAGTTCAAGAAATCGTTAAATTCACAATTTAATTCACAAAAGGGTAGCAGCTAATAGTTGTTACCCTTTTTAAAACCCAATTTCAAATCATGGCATGCGCAATAGTAGCAGGATATGCATTAGACTGTAAAGACACAGTTGGTGGTATCAAAAATTTATACATAACAGAACAATCAAACATTACTGCAATAACAGAAAATGCGAGTGGTTATGTAACAGCAATAACAAAGACAGCAGGTAAGAAATATTACTTATATGCTTTAGAGCCACGTGGCGCAAATAGTACAACTAATAACATTAATACTGACCCTAAAGTAGGTACAGTAGGTTATGAGCAAACTATTGCTGCTACGTTCTTAAAAATGGCTTATGAAACACAATTCAAATTACAACAAATTATTAAGAACAGAACTTCTATAATTGTTGAAATGAAAAGCGGTCAATACTTTTTATTCGGTAGTTCATTCGGTATGGAATGTACAGGCGGAACAGGAACAAGTGGCGCTGCATTAAACGAATTCAATGGTTACTCATTAACATTTGCTGGAATGGAAAAAACCTTCTCGCAAGAAGTTGACCCTGCTATCATAGCAGCATTGTTAGTTTAACATGTTAGTTTAAAATTCTTCATTGTTTCATAGCAAAAAGCCAATCTATTAAGTTAGGTTGGTTTTTTTGTTTTAAAGATATTTAACAAACTTTTTAATAATTTATATTTAAGTATAGTGATAAGATTTTTAAAAAATAGCACGAACAATGTAGTAGTAACATTAACTGAAAATTCAACAGTTACTAATCCTATTTATTTGTTTATGTTTACCAATCAAACTTCAAATGTGCCTTACTATTTTATAAGCACTGATACGAGTAGCTATAAAACAAGATACAATAAGTTTTCAGTAATTGAAAAGTTAGCAGCAAACACTTTAAATGGCGAGGTTACGTTAGGTTTTAATGGCTATTATAACTATACAGTATATCAAACATCATTAGCGAATACAAGTGGGCTTGCAAACGCAGCAGCAGCAGTTCCTTTTATCACTAAAACAGTAGAAGTTGGTGTAGTTGATGTGGTTTTAGATGCTATTACTAACACGGAATACGATGTTCAAGATGAAACAAATATAATTTACCAACCATAACACATGGCATATACAGATAAAACTATTAAAATCGGATTTTCTAATGACAAAGTACCCATGTTTGTGGAACAAAAGTCAAAGAATTGGATTAAATATGGTGAAGAAAATAACTACCCTCAATATCTTGTACTACTTTTTAATCGTAGTGCAAAGCATAACGCAATTGTAACAAGCAAACAACTATATATTTCGGGTAAAGGTTGGACATTTGACCAAACAGAAATGCAAGGCGAAGAGGTTATTGCACTACAAGGCTTTATTGATAACCCTAACCAGTACGAAACCTTAAATGATTTAGCTAAAAAAACAATTTTAGACAATGAATTATTTGGCGGTTGTTATATTAAGGTAGTAGGAACAAAAGGTAAAAAAGGACAAGAGTTATATCACATAGATTATTGCACAGTTCGTAGTAATGATGACAATTCAGAGTTCTATATTAGCGATGAATGGATAGATGAAAGTGGAAACGAAAACAACACACCATTATTTACTACTTTACCTGCTTATGACCCTAATACAAAACAAGCAGAATCTATTTACTATTACAAGTCTTATAGACCAAATTTAAGAACCTATACTTTACCTGATTATATTGGAGCAGTTCCTGCAATTATAACAGATGCAGAAGTAGCAAACTACCATAGAGCAGAAATACAAAATAGTTTCAAAGGCTCTAAAATGATTACTTTCGTTAATGGCATTCCTTCAGACGATGAAATGAAAGCTACTGAACGCAAGTTAAAGAGTAAATTTACATCAACAGATAGCGCAGGTTCGATAGTTGTAGACTTTGCAGATGACAAGGACAGAGTAGCAATTATAAACGATTTAAGCGCAGGAGATTTTGCAGACAAATATACAGCATTAAACGATACTATTCAGCAGGAAATATTTGTAGGGCATAAAGTTACTTCACCAATGATATTCGGTGTAAGGGTAGCAGGTCAATTAGGTGGCAGAGCAGAAATGATTGATGCGTTTAACCTATTTACAAATACTTATGTAGCACCAAGACAAGAAGTACAAGAGCAAATATTTAATATTTTTGCACCTGTAAAAGGCAAGTTAAGAATTAAACAACTTGAACCTATTATGCCAAGTTTTAGTGAGGCTACATTATCACAAATTTTAACAAAAGATGAGTTAAGAGAAGTGATAGGTAGAAAACCATTAGAGATTAAAAACGTAGTTTCAAATGTTGCAGATTCATTAGGCGCATTAAGTCCATTAGTAGCTACAAAAGTATTAAACCAATTAACTCCAAACGAGGTACGTGCGATAATAGGAAAAGAAGCAGTAGTGGGTGGCGATGCAATAGTTCCAAGTGCGGAAGTAACTGCACCTGCTGGCTTTAAATTTAGCAAACAAGTAAAAGACTTAATAGACTTTGAAACATTTAGCAAGTATGGTGAAAGTGTAGAAAACTTTGAACTTGTAAAAACTAAAAAAGTAATGTTTGGCAAGGAAGATTTTATATCTAAAATTGAACAAGGAATATTAGACTTAATTAAAAAGACTCCTAACATAACAATTGAAAGTTTAATGGAAGTAATGAAGTTGGATAAAACCAAAATCAGTGATGCAATTGAAACTTTAATAGGTGATGGATTAATTGATAAAAATTTAAAGATTACTACTAAAGGCGAAAACAAAAACGTTCCAAGTTTTAGTGAATTATTTATTCGTTACAAATATGCTTTGCGAAGTGATGCACCTGCATTAGTTGAAGGTGGTGAAAGTAGAGATTTTTGTGCAGCAATGATGGCTAACCCACGTTATTTTAGTCGTGAGGATATTGACAATATAAGCAATGATTTGGGACAAGTTTATGATATACCTAACTACGATGCTTTTCGTAGAAGAGGTGGTTTTTACCATGACCCAATTCAAGATGTAAATTTACCATATTGTCGTCATGTATGGATTCAGCAATTAGTGAAAAAAGTTAAATAATATGGCAGCACAAGTTTTATTTTTAAGCGAACAAACATTAAAGCAACGTTCTGTTTTACAGGATAATGTTGATATGAAGATTGTAACCCCAACTATTATTGAGGTTCAAGAATTTTATATATTACCGATATTAGGAACAAGTTTATACAACGAATTAAAAACACAAATTGCAGCAAGTACAGTAACGAATGCGAATAAGAATTTAATTGATAACTACATAACTAATACAATGATTTGGTACATGCAAGTAGAGTTACCATTAGCAATGAATTACAAATACTTTAATAAAAGTGTTGGTGTTCAGAATGCGGATAATATGCAACCTGCAAGTATGAGTGAAATTCGTGATATAATGGATGAGGCAAGAAACAAAGCGCAAGTATATGCTGAACGTTTGACTAAATTCTTATTAGCTAACACAACTACTTACCCATTGTATTTAACGCAAACTGGTGTAGGCATAGACACTATATTTCCACAAAGAACAAATTATAATAGTGGAATGTTATTAGATGGTGACGATTGTTGCAGTGGCAGATATAACTTTCAAGGAATAAAAATAGAACCAAGAGAATTAACACAACCTTGTACATATTGTTAATGAAAACAAAGATTAGAAACATAGAAAAGTTACAAAAATTTATAAAAGAAAATGCAATTTTACACCCTCAATCAAATAATAAATCTGTTCGAAGTAATAGCGACAAACCACGCACAGATAAACGGATTTAATTTTGGTGAAGTATCAGATATTTCAGCGAGTGAACAAGAGCAGTACCCTTTACTTTGGATTGATGTAGTAGACAGCGCAATTGATAGTAACACTTTAAGTTTAGTAATGAACGTAAAAGTAATGGATATTCAAAAGGATGACCAAACAAATGAACGTGATACATTAAGCGATTGTTTAAGCATATCACAAGACGTTTATTCTGCATTGACCAACCCAATATACCAAGATTACTTTTTATTAAGTTTTGCGACAAATTTAGTACCTTTAAGAGAAGCATTGGCAGACAAGGTAAATGGTTGGGAAATGAATTTAACTTTTGAATTAGCACAAGAAAGAAACAGGTGTCAAATACCTATAAAATAAATAAAATTAAACAAATATAAAAATGACAGATTTAGGCAAAATAATTGGTTCAGGTGGATGCGAGTTTATCGCAGCAGCATCAGCAAAGACAGGTAAAACTTATAGCGGTATTGT